GATGATTACTCCAATTGCCGTACCTAATGCCTTGAAAGCAAGACCCAAAACAGTACCAATTACGGGTGCTAAGAAATCTCGCACAAATGTTGCAACAGTTTTGAACAAAGTTAAAAGTGGCGCCAGCTTCTCTCGGTTTTCCTCAATCTTTTTTGCAACCAAATCAAATGCAAACCGTAAGCCGTTAATGATTGGTGTCAGCAAATCGCGCAACGCTGGCACAACAAAAGTGGTGATGAATTCCCAAATGGCCTTGAATGTTGGGATTACAAAGTCTTTAATGTATGTCTGCAACGCTTGAAAAATCGGTGTAAGTTTTGGGCCAAGTTCTTCAGACAATTTTTGAACTGCCGGAATGATCTTATTTACAAAGATTTCAAATAATGGTGTGATTGCATCCAAAACAAACGATCCAACAGTTTCTTTGCCTTCATCAAATGCCACATTGAGGCGTGCCATTTTTCCGGCAAATGTGTCGGCCTGTGTCGATGCCTGACCTGCAAATGTGGCAGCTAATGCGGCGGCAGCTGCATCAAAATCTTTTGTCTTTAAAATGTTTTCATCAAGCGGCACGCCAAGTTTTTTCAACGCTCCAAAATTGCCGTCATAGGCTTTTGCCAATGCCTCTGTTACAGCTCCCAAATCTTTACCTGTGCCAGCTGCGATGTCTAATGCAAGTTGTTGCAATCTTTGTGCCTCGGTGACATCTTTTGTACTTCTGATCAACCGGTCTAGCGATGGCCTCAAAACATCATCCGTGATTCCGTTGGCTAAAGCTGTCTGGGTTATGTAGCTCTCCGTGGCCGCAATTTGGGCATTTGTAGCGCCTGTAACATTTTGTAATGTCGTAGCCAATTTGGCCTGAGCTGCTGCATCCTCAATGGCAGATTTAACGCCATCAATGAGCAATTTGCCGGCATAAGCGGCGGCAGCTGCTCCAGCTGCGGCAAACGCTAAACCGGCTTTTTTACCAAAATCACCGAGCTTTGATCCAAAACCTTCAACCTCATTTGACCCGCTGTTGAGATTTTTTTTGAGGTTGTCAATGTCTGCCAAAATGGAGAGTTTAAGCGTACGCGATCCACCAACAGCCATGTCACCACTCCTTCAAAATCTTTGTAAATGCATTTTCCCATTCGGCAATGATGTGCGGTTGCTCAGCTCTCAATGTCGGATAGATAAAGTATCCACGCGATCCACGGCCTTCACGGCCAGACCACACCGGGAATTGTTTGAATTTATTTGATCCAAATTCAAAGCCGCCCCAAAGCATCTGTGTAGTGCCCCCGCCGCTAAATTTTTGTGATACAAAGCCAAATGACAGCTCACCAATCTTTGATGACTTACTTACCCGCGAACCTTGAGCAATCCTTGATGCTGCCTCATTTGGTCGGCTACCAGCTGCCGAGATGATTTTGCCTTGCACATAAGTGGCCAAACCATTTGAGACTTTTTTGGCCTCGGCAACAGCTTCGGCATCCATGCCTTTAAAAGCACCAAGAATCCCACGCAATTGAGCCTTGTCGTAGGTGATGCTCTCATTTGCCATTTTGTATCCTTAGAATCTCAATCGCGGTCAAAACATCCTCAGCTGTTTGGAACTCTGATCTTGACAATCCGGTTGCAATCGCTAATTCCCAAATCGTCCGGTTTATTGATCCGGATTGGTAACTTTTGGGTTTGCGGTTTCTCCCATGTCAATGTCAGTAACAGTTTCACACCACACTTCAAAAGGCTTGACAGTTTTGCCGGCTGCCTCGCGCTTCATCGCGTGATACGCCAAAAACAACAAATCCGCAATGCCCATTTTCTCTGAGACACTCTGAATCGTGTTTCCAGTTTTCTGTTCCCATTTCATCCACTCAGGCGGTAAAGCTGTGTAGGTTTCTCTATCGCCATTGGTAAATTCAATTGTAATTGGTAACTTCATGCTCCCGATCTCCTTTTCTAGCTAATTGTTAAAACAGGTGTTGTTACACAAGTGAAAGCAAGTGAAACAGTTTGTGCATCCGGAGCCGCGCCGCCGGCTGATGGCAAGATTGGCTGGACATCAAACGCAAATGATGCGCCTGTATCTGCCAATAGCACAACGGGCAATCCGGTGTTTGGTGCGTTTGTTGCAGCTGTCCAAAGTGCCTCGCACAATGATGATGCTGCTCCCCAGTCGGCTAACATCTCAACGGCAAAGGATCCTTGAGTGTCTGTCGTAAAATAGGCTTTTCCATCAAGTGTCTGGTATGTGTTGATAGTTGAATCAACTGTCAATGTTGCTGATGTGGCCTGAGCATCAAAATCATCACCATCGATGGTGAATGTGATGTCTCTGCCGGTGATGATTGTTGTTGGCATGATTTCTCCTTAGTCGGTGTAATAGGTGCTAATTTGTAAATCGGCCGTAAGGTACTTACCGGCACCGACTTCCAAAGGTTGTGGTGAGCTCACATCGCCGACTTCATAACCTGCCGGCATTGTGCTGATGATGTTGATCATCAATTGTTCTAGATTGTCCAAAGCTGCGGCGTTGCTGGAATAACCAACTACACCGGTGACATTAAAATTGATTTTAACTTTTGTGGTTGCTCCGTTAATTAAAAGGCTTTCAAGATACGGCGATCCCGGCACCAAACAGATGCTCGGGCTGGTCATTACCTCTGGAATCCCGTTATACACATTGGCCGCAATGGTTGATAGTGCGGTTTGCAATGGTGTGCGGATGTCGGCCTCGATGGTCATTGGCACATCGTTTCGACATCCAAAAATGGCCCCAGTAGGCCCACAACTCTATTGCTCAAGCTACGACCAAGAATAAATGGTGATGGCGTAAAATTGTCTGCCATGATCTGATTGCCGGGAGCTGTAAGACTTTGAAAAATCTCAACGGCAACAACCAAGATTGCATTTTCGATTGGTGGTGTGTTTGCATAAAGTGATGCGGCTGATCCACCGGATAAGGTAGCCGTGGCATTTGGAATAAATGGCAACGGGTATGTGCGATCAGCCGCGGCTGTGGCCGCTGTCCATGTGTATGGCTCAATCCGATCATCGGTAACTGTGTATGTTCCATTGTAAGTACCGGCCCCGGTTACGACAACGGATTGCCCCGGCACAAAATAGTTTGGCCGGATTGTAGTGAAATAAATGACGGAATCACTTACATTGGCAAATGCAACCGATGATTGGTATTGAGTTAGCAGCGGCAGAATTGTTTGCTCAGCGGAATCTATAAAAGAATCCAATTGTGCATCTGAATACAAGGAAACCGAGACACCAATAATTGATCGTAGCTGTGAGGCTGTGACTATTGCTGGCATCTCGGTTCCTTTCGTATCGTTAGCGTTCGGGAGCGACCGCTACCGATGTCTGATTGTTAGTTCTGGTTCCAGCATGCGCCAAATGGGATCTTTGGTGCAATTGCGCCGTAGCCGTAATACAGGATGTCAATTGTGCCATCGCTGTTGATGTTAGTGCGTAGCGTAAAGCGTGGGCTTTCGTACCATGTCCATGCATCTGGATTTACAACAACCATTGAGAAATCTCCGGTTGATGTTGTTGGGCCAGCGTTACCAATCGAGCGAGAAACAAAGAGATTAAGACCCGGTGAAACTACACCGCGCAATGAATCTCCGCGTACATTTCCAGCTGCGTTTGATGGCTGTGCTGCGTTGTATAGCGGCGCGCCATTGTCGTTGTAACCCATGATGTTTGTCCATTGTCCTGGGCTCACTACGATGTTGCGAGCGAATCCAAGTGATGAGCTATAAACAGCTCCAGCTGCCTGAGATGTGTATCCCAAGAATCCTGTTGCTGTGTTGGCATTAACACCGGTCTGTTGTCCAGCTGCCGCAATTGTTCCAACGGCAAATTCGTCGGTTACTTTTGCATAGGCGAATTCAAGATTAGCAAGGAGCGCGGTGAGGTACTCTGGCCGTGATCTATCAATGAGCTCGACAGTTGAGATTGCGCGGCCTTTAAAGCTTTGTACAGGTACGCTCAAAAATGTGGCTGAAAGATTTGACTCTGTAACAGCTGCATTTTCTGCGATGTTGCTGACCACGGGAACGGCTGTAACTTTTGGCAATTCGAATGTCATGCCTTCGCCAACAAGTGTTTCGCGGCTTAGCGCATCAATCATTCCGCGATCTGCGTTTGCAAGTGCGTTGATCACCTGTGTGCTTTGTGGTGTTGGGATCATGCCGGGAGCTGTTGATGTTGTGTTATCGGCAGCCTTTACATACTGGCGTGAATCCTCATCATGCAAAATTGTTGCCTTGAGATAATGCTCAAGATAAGAAACTTTATTGACGATTGGTGAGCGTGGTGCTGTGTAATAGGCTGGTCGTGATGCCTCTACGGGTGCGACTTCTGGAGCTGCTACCGGTTCAACGGCAGGAGCTACTGGTTCGGTAGTGTTTTCCACTTTGTCTCCTTCATTTGGGTTTGTTGTATCTGATACTTCTTGAGTTTCAGAATCTTGATTTGCGGCTACTTCGCTGACACGGGCTGATCTAACAGCCGGCTCTGTGACAAGTGCAACGCCTACGAGCTGGCCATTTTTGACTTTCATTGTGCCATCTTTTTCAATCTCATAATCATCAACGGCTAATTCAATTGAGAATCCATCGCGTAAGCCTTCCATTGCTTCGATCAATGCATCATTGCCAGCTGTTGTGTTTGCGATCTTAAATGTTGCTGTCATTTCTTTGTCATTCACACTCATGGCAATGCTTTTGCCAATTCTCCTAGTGATGTCATGTTCAAGATTTAAAAAAACATCTTGTGGCACAATTGATCCACGAGCAAAAACAACCTTGCCGGTTGATGCATTTGCATGTTCGTTAAATGCAACAATGCGACCGGTGATTGTCCGTGAATCGGAATCAGCTGCCGTAATTTGCATTGGTGTTGTTAGCTTCATGAGATCATCTCCTCCATTTGTCTAATTTCTTGAGTCGTAATTGCACCGATGTCAAATAAAATCTTGTAAATCTCGGCACGCTCTTTTTCTGATCCGCGTAAGTACGCTTTGAGATCAAATTCAACGCGCTGTGTTGATGGCGTAAAGTCCGGCATTGATAAACGGCTGACAATGCTGTTCATCAACGGCAATAATGAAAAGTCCAACAAGGTTTGACGCGCCGTGCTGGCATTTGCATAAGTCATAGATGATCCTGTCGGCGCGTCAATAAAGTAGGCCGGAATTCCCACGGCTCTGGCCAGTTCGGTTGCAATTATCTCGCGTGCGGCGTTGAGGCCAATTTGCTCCGGGGTAAAGCCAACTGTTGTGAGCTCTACATCGGCGTTTAAAAATGCCGTGCCACGATTTCGGCGTGCGGCTCCCCATGCATCCAACAACTTAGCGATGCGGTCGGCTGGCAACGCTGTTCCATTGGATTTCAACACCATCGATGGCACGGGTTCGCGTGCGTACATTGCGGCAGCTCTTTCAAGCTCTGCACCGGCGCGAATAGTGCGACCAGCTCGGTTTAACAATCCTTCATCATTGCCGTAAAAAACAACCAATGATCCAACGCCTGACATTGGCACGCGCGATCCATCAACTGTGTAATACTCAATTTGCGTGCCAATTGAATTTAAAAATACACCAACACGATTAGGAGCAACGCGCCACATTTGTCGAACGCGCTGTGTATCGGCAAACAAATCCATGATCTGAAAATAAGAAAATCCTGTAAATAACAAATCCTCAGCTGCCCAACACCATGATGCTGCACCGGGAACGCGCTTGTCTGGATCATTGATAACAACTGGTGAATCAACAACCTGACCGGTTGCTTTATCGCGTGTGACCATTGGGATTGTGGCAATCGAATTGCAAATCATGTTTCGTGCGCGAGCAATTGCCGGCACACTCATTGCTTCCTCGCGGCTTGCAAGGTAATCGGCTCCACCAAATGGAAAGAACGCATCTAGCGTTGGAGCCGGGCCAATTTGTGCAGCTACATCAGCACCTTGCGAAATGGCAACAGTTTCAATGGTGCGTTTGCGGTCAAATAATCCCATGCACCTATTTTCTCAAAATGTCAAGGATCAACCCACTAAA